GAGGCGGTGGAGGTGCTTCGGTTGACATTGTAAAGGCTACCGACACAAAGTCGTTTACCGATAGCAACGTACTGTCATCGCTCCGGACGCTGTTAGAGATCCGTTCGCGTATCATTGCCGAATCGGATACAACCACGGAATTAACCGATGATAATACGCTTTCTTCAAAGCGCACTTTGAAGGAGATAGATGCAGCGATTAAAGAGGCTTTGAAGAAGATAGATGATCTTTATTTAAGCAAGGTAAAAGCGGATATAGCTAAAGAGCCTATCACTTTCCTGAAAGGGCTGTTTGTTGGTGATGGGCTTACATTTATCAACGAAAGTGGCGACACGGAATTGCAATCTTTAGTTGCCCGGATGAAAGTTAAAGCCGCTACATTGGAAGTAACCGGTTCGGCCAATGTTGGCACACTCCATTCGGAAGGGAATATTTCAACAGGCGCGGATATTTGGGCTAAAGGTGACACGCATACTTTAAATTTACTCGTTCAGGCACTTGCAAAAACATACGATCTGAATGTTGAGCACGTCGCAACCCTGTTTCAAACCATAGTCAAGGACTATATCAGTTCAGAAAGATTCATCCCCGGACTGATGGGTGAAGGGATGAAGCTATACAAGGCTATCAATGGGGATTGGAACCTTGAAATAGATAATGCCGTAGTCCGTAAGGCCATGACCATTTTTGAACTTATCATTTCGAAAGTTCGTGCGGTTAACGGCGGTCTGGTGATTTCATCCGCCAACGGGCGTGTCAAGTCCGTTTCGGAAACATCCGGTGATCCGGCTTACTATGTTTTAGGTATAGAGGGCGACATGATGTTTGTCACTGATGACTTGGTACGTTGTCAGGTCTACACATCCGGACACGTTAAATACTACTGGGTTCCGGTTGCCTCGGTGAATGATGATTCGATTCTTATACTTAAATCCGTATTTCCCAATGGTACAACTCCGGCCGTTGGTGATGATCTGATTCAAATGGGTAACCTCACGAATCCGAACAGACAGGGCATTTTGTATCTCACAGCTTCGGAAGATGGTAAACCGCGCATTTCTGTACTGGACGGGGTAAACTCCACGTCTTTGGCCGGAAAGAACAAAGTGATTTTGGGTTGTCTCGATGGCATGACGGATACAGACTTTCCGGCTGACTTCCAACCCTCCGGATACGGCCTATATGCGATGAACTGTTTCCTGAAAGGGATTTTCATTCTGAGAAATGGAAAGAGCATCGAACAGGAGTTTAGTAATATTGCTACCGAGTTAGCGGCTATACCGGGAAAGATCGAGCTTGCCATACGCAGTATGAAAGTAGCGGACGTTAATCTGCTTTACGACTCTAACCACAAACTAAATGCCAACCCCTATCAAATGGGAGCGTATAAGTATGACGTTCATTTAGAAGCAGGCAAAACCTATACCCTTACAGTGTGCTATAAGTGTGCGGACTCTGATGTTATCAGGGCGTATAACAATCCTTCGTACGGCTGGATAGGCACTTTGCCGAAAAGCGCAGAAGAAACGGTACTTTCGCAGCCTATAACGCCTATTAATCCGGATGGGGCATATTTCTACTTCTATAAGTTTCCCCAACAGGAATCAACGGAGACATACATTAAATGGGCTGTAATCACCGAGGGTAGTGTGGGTGTAGCTAATTGGATACCGTCTGCAACTGAAAGAAAATTAAATATCGGAGGCGAAAATCTGATGTTACAATCCCAACAGGCGTTGGATGGATCAGGCGCACAATATGCGTTTCAGTTATCGAAAGCGTGGACGGATTTAAAAGGCAAAACCTTAACAATCTCGTTCGACTATGCGTATAGCAATCTAAAGATGGGATCATCACAAAGGTTCGGGCTTGAAAAAGCTATTTATAAATCGGGCACCTCCCAATATTACTATATCGGCGCATTTAAGTATGTAGATTCTACCAGCCCCACGGCTGACAAAGGTAGGTACGTCCACACTATCAAAGTCCCCGAAGATATAGAGGACTCTTTGGATACTGATATTATTGCATATATACAGTTAGGCGCTGGATCAGTTTGCCGGATCAATAACTTTCAAATAGAAATAGGAGACACGGCGACCGGATGGAAGCCTGCCCCTAAAGATTCTTTCACTGAGTCAAAAAAGTACACCGACACACAAATACTTGCCGTTGACGGGAAAATTGAACTATCCGTTAAAACTAAGGTAGAAAATTTGGGTATAGGTGCTAACAATTTGTATAGTTACACAAGTTCAACGCTTAATACTTTATATCCATCTCCTACTATTGAAAGGCAAATGTCTCTGCGTGGCTTCTATTTGGTTGGTTCACAAGGTAATGGAGGAGCTATGCGGATACCTAATATTATCCCGCCTATCCCCGGTAAGTATACCGTTTCCGGATGGATTAAAGGTAGTCAAAATACCCCAGTTGGTTTTACAATTGATGTGTGTGATTCTGAAAACGTAATTGTTAAATCAACAGCAGATAACCAATGGAGTTATTTCAAGCATACATTTAACGTAACGAAAAATACAGAGGAACAAAAGGATGTATATAATTTTGTTGATATAGAAAGAATTGATTGGGCTTATATATGGGTAAAAGACTTTAAAGTAGAAGCGGGTGAAATTGCAACCGCATGGAGTCCCAATTTTCAGGATGCAGTTTACAAAGGTGCTGAATATACCAATAGTCAAATTAGTGTAGTCGAAGGTAAGATAACATCCACCGTTGAAAAGATAAATACCGTTGCTGGACGTGTTACCGGACTTGCTTCACGCGTCGAACAGACCGAAAAAAGTATCACGTCTGTTGTTGGACGTGTAGACGTGCTGGATAAAACAGCCGTTAGGGTTGCTACGAAGGTTATTGATTTGGTTGGTTGGGATAACAATAAATTCTATCCTTTAGTTATCAACATAGGACAAAACCACAAAAGAAAGATTGAAATAGACCGTCCGTTAGATGGTGCACTTGGAAAGCCTTCATACAGTACTCACGATGGCGGTTTTTCTATGAACTTAACGTTTGAAATGTCCGGTAGCGGTTGGGGGAGCTCTGTTAAGACAACAAATATCTTTGACTATTATAAGGCATGGACTTCTACGGGTGCAAAGATAGTTGTTGATTTGGGACAAATAACCGAATCGTCACAATGTGTAATGGGCATCAGAGGTGGCTCTAAGTACTACGTATATTTGCATGACGAGGGTAATGCAGATAATATACATTACTACCAAACTGATTATACCGCACCATACGGGCAAAAGTTCCCCGTTCGCACCGATGGAACTGAACCCGTCCGCACATACGGATACTATACCGAAATAAAGCAGACGCAGGAAAGCATAGCTTTAACTGCAAACAAAGTGGACGATCAAGGTAGGCGATTAAGTGCGGCTGAGTTAACTCTAAGTTCAGACCACGCAAAATTAAGCGTAGTAGAACAAACGGCAAATTCCGCCAATTCCTTAGCAGGAACAGCGAACAGCAAAGCCAACACAGTAGACGGTCGTGTCACCGCCACCCAAAACGGCTTAGTCGAAACCGGAATCAACATCACGTCCCGAAAAATCATTCTGAAAGCCGATAACCTGCTATTCCAAAATAACACAGGTCAACAGACAGCCGCCATCAACGCAAACGGCAAACTGTCTGCCAATGTGATTGAAGCGGCGGAAGTGGTGGCACAGGCATTTTCAGCACAGAGGATCACAACCGGAAACCTTACGGTAACTGATGGTGCAAAGATCGGTGCCTGGAATATATCGGGAGGCTCTCTTGTTTCGGCAAGCAATTCGCAGGCTAAGATCCTGTTAAACATGTCCGGTAATAAATTCCTTCGTATTAACGAAGAGGGGGACAGCCCTACAACTTCACGCACAGCATTGATGTCCATACGAAACGACAATTACAGTGGTCTAAGTATTGAATCATACGGAAGTTCCGGTTTTGCTCTAAGATGTTTGGCTAACGCAGGCACTGCAAATTCGATAGAATCGTATGGAAGTCATATTTTCGCCCAAAGGGGCGGTGAAAAGTGGAACGCTCCCGGAATGCTGTGTACCGGATATGTATATCAAGCGGGTACAGTCACTAATGAATGGGGCAACGGGTGCACCTTAACCAGTGCACAGAAAATAGCTACTGGAAAATACAGGATATACCACAGTTTGAAGCATCTGCAGTACGCTGTTTTAGTACAAGGCTTAGGGGGGTATGGCTGGGTATTCGGTCAGGTAGAGACACAAAACAACTCTTATTTTGAGGTTTTAATGCTTGACGCAAACAAGGGTCCCCGTGATTGTCCATTCCGTGTGTTCGTTGTAGGTCGCAATGTTTGGTAAATGCCCATTGTGAGCGCAGATTACAATAATAAATTCAAAAGAAATAGAATATGAAAATCAATTTTAGAAGAATTAAAGTAAAAACAGCTATTGATGGAGAAATTAAAGAGTTCGACGTAGCTAAAACAGTAGGAAACGCTATTTACTGTAATACACCCGATTTGGGTGAATTGGAGTTTGCCCAACGGATATATAAAGAAGGTGAAGTTGAAGTTGACGAACAAGGTGCAAATATCATTCGAAATTACGTTGATCCGGCTCCGATCCTCGCAGTGGTGAAAACCGCTATTTATAATGAATTAGACAAAGTAATTATGAACTCTCAAAATCAATAAATTATGTTTCAAGAAGAATCAAGAACAGTTCAAGTAAACGGTAAAGCCGTTTCAGGAGATTATCAGTACAATGTAAACTACAGTGTCAATAACGATAATCTCAGTCGTCTTCATTGTGAAATCATTAAAACGGTCACGGAAGAGATTGACACCCCTACAGGTAAGCAACCCGTAACCTCCGGGCGGTATATCGGGTATTTGCTGTTAGAATCAGGCAGTAAACAAATGTCCCTTCCGGAGTCGGAGAATGTTGCAGCGCACTTTGAAGTATTCGATCAGATCACCAAAGAGGTAAAAGCCACTTTAGAGCCCAAACCGGCATCTAAATCCAAGTAACAAGAATCCGCCCTGTCTTCACAGATGGGGCGGAAAGATGCGGTATAAAGGAAATGAATAATAACCGTAGTTTATTCATACCGCATTTGATAATACTTATTTAAGATGTTCTCTCAATAACACGTAAATTCGTATAATTGTTGTACATTCTAATAAAAAAATTATATAGAGTAAAATAGTTCTTATCAACATAGGTTGCATCATAGCTATGATGGTTTGCTACTTTTAGGGAATTAGTTTCTTTAAAAAAATAATAAATATACTATTTAAATTTATATATCCAAGAATATGAAAAATTTGAAGATGATTGCATTGATTGCCTTGCCTCTTTCTCCTTTGCTGGAACTCTTTGAGCGCTATGTCTTTGGTGACTGGGAGTTTGTCAAATGGTTGATTGTCCTTGTATGTGTTGATACGGTGCTCGGCTTTGTCAAGCACTGGTTATCCAAAGACATCAGTAGTAAGGCATATGGTATGATTGGGCGTAAGCTTATCATTTACAGTTGTGTATTGATCCTGTCACATGTGATGGGTAATTTCTCGATCGCCGGTCAGGTGGTCGATAGTTTCGTCTGGTTCCGGTATTTCGCTTGTACGGCATTAATGATACGTGAGGCCTTAAGTATTATTGAGAACGTAGAAGAGATTTGCCCGGGCTTTTTCCCGAAGGCTATCATAAATAAGCTGAAGGGGTTCGATAATGTTTCGGGAAAGAAAGAGTAGTTTAGATAAAATCTCCCGTCGCTACGCTTAGCGA